TTCTACCTCTACAATCCAGTTGTGGCCATGTATTCTAGAACACGGCGACTCGTAAGGAAGTGTAAGAGAATGGGAGCCTGCTATTTCTACTCTTTTTGTTACTTTGAACATATCTTATTCTCCTAGACAAGGAAAGTGCTGGGCGGGTAGAGCTTTCCAACCTTCTTCGTAGCCCTAAGAACCGCCCAAACAACACCATGTTCTATTTTTCTACTTCTACGACATGAATACTATATTTACCGTCGTCGTCTCTCTTCAGGAAGCCTTTGGACAGTAGGTCTCGCAGATGAGTACTTACCCTACCGTTTGGTAGGCCGGTTGCTTCTGCGATTTCCTTTATAGTCTTGCCTTCGTTGCTAATGTGTTCATCTATTAGGGCTCCTTGAGAACCTAATCGACGACCGAAAGCATCTTTTCCTATTCCTTTCTTTGTCTTTTTTGTTGGTTGTTTTGTTTCTGGTTTTTCCGATTCGGGTTCGTTTTCTTCCGGTTCGGCATCTTCCACCTCGTCTTCGTCTTCTTCTTCAATTGCTTCCTCATCGGCGTCTTCTTCTTCTGTTTCCTCATTGGAAACTTCTTCGTTAGAGCTCTCTGGCTCCCCTTCTTCCTTGAAGATTATTTCGTCGGCGTCCAAGACCGATTCTAGAATTCTTTCTATTTTAGGATCTTCTATACCATCTATCTTCGAATCGTCCAGAATATCTGGGAGTTGCTTGACCTTTTTCAATAGTTTTTCTTCGTCCCAGGTATCTGCTGTCTTGAACCCTAATCCTACAAACATCTTTACCACTGTCTCTTTTTTGATCTTTAGTCTCATCTTATTTTCTCCTTAGAAATTAAATTGACTTATTTATTCTATATTTTATTATCGTCTTTTTTGTCTATAATTTGAAATCTTTTTTTGAGATTTTTAGAAAAACTTTTAAGAATTAGAATAATCTCCTCGATATTAGATGCCCACTGTGTATTTTTGGCTATTATTAAGACTTCTTTTGAAGTCCTTCCGTTTGATAAAAGATCCTCTACGAACTCTCGAACTGTCCTGCATCTCCCTTCATACTTTCTTTTAGCAAATACATTATGAGGGGGACTGAGTTCAAAACGATAACCTCTTCTTCTTCTTATTCTTAGTTTCTTTTTCATATTCTCACCACATCGACCTAACTGCAGGATTAGCCTTATCTAAGCACCCCGCTACATACACACATTTACCCACACCAAAAGCCCTTTCGCGTAGGACTACCCAATTTAATCTGGTTATACCCATTTCCTTCTCTTTTTCTGTCACATTCAAACCCACCATGCCTGTCACATGAGCAAGCTTTCGCTTGTCTTCACTAAAATTACTTCTAGTAATAATACCTGTTTTATATGCATTTGTATTCGTTTGAGAAGCCGTCACAACAAGACAATGAAATATTTGGGATAGTGAACGTAGTCTTTTCCAAGTCTCGTTTATTCTGTCTCTTCCCTCTATTCCTGAATAATCCATGTTGAGGATATCTGCGTAATCTATTACAACGACGTCCGGTATCCAATCTTCTCTTATCCAATTTTGGATAATGCTTCGAATACCCTCAACAGAGAGAGTAGAGTTAGGGTGGCAGGATAAACGAAAATACGAATTCTTAGACCGAATCTTTCTTCGCATTACCTCCTTGCACGCTTTTAGAGCATCCCTCCAAGAAATCCTACCTTTGACTGTTTCTATATCCGTCTTGACCCTTATTCTTCCATCCCTTCTCTTTCCTATACGAACAGGATAAGTAATCTTACCTGGAAATAAAGGTCTTCCTACCGTTCGAATCATTAATCTTCTCATTACCTGGTTTTGGCTCATGTCTCCTGCTTCAAAGAAAGCGACTTTCTTTCTTTCTAACATGGCCCTATAGGCTATATCTATCAACCAAAAAGACTTCCCCACCTTATCTGGGCCCATAAAGGATATGAATGAATCTCTTTCTAAGGTGCCTTTAAAGAATTCTCCTAGATCGCCTGGGTATTTAATAAGAGGAATTTTCTTCTCTTCAAAGGCTTCTTTAATAGCCTCTGCATCTTGTAGTATATTTATTCCTTGACCCACACCCATCTCGATTTGGTTAAAGGATGTGGTACGATTAATTGCTTTTGAAACCTTGCCTCTATCTATATCTCCTTGCACACTATCTATTAATCTCTCTACCTTGACGCGATTAAAGTAATCTCCTGCTACATCTATGATATAGTCGCTGTTCGATTCTTTTTGTAGTTCTTCATATTCCTCAGACAAGGAACTTAAAAACTTGTCTATAATTTTTATCAACTCTTTATCGTTCGTTTCGGAGGTCCAGGATTCAAATAGACTTTCTATTTGATTCATTGGAGCGTCTTCATATTTACGATAGAAAGAAATACACCAATTAGCTATTATATTTGCCCACCTACTCTTGAACATATTTCGTTCCCACTTAGAACTGATACGACCGAGGACGGTGCTATCAATAATCATTCCAATTAGGATAGACCTCTCCTCGTTGTTCTCTTTTTTCTCTATTTTCATATTTTTATCAATCGTAGTCTAAAATGTGCGTTGTTGTACTTCCCTTTTTGTACGTTTCGACTTTGATATCTCCAGTCCCTTTTTCTTGTTGACCAGACCTTTCTATGGCATTTAATATTCTAATAAATTTCTCTCTAAAAGCCTTGCCTGATTCAGCTATAGGAACATATGGATCTCCGAAATGAGACATATACCATTTCAATGTAGTTTTAATTACTCTCTTTGAAATACCATCTCGTGTGTGCAATAGTTTGAGTTGACGTATCCATTCTTTCATATTGGTATTCTTTTTTACCTTCTTATGTTTGTCGAGTATTTTATATAAATATTTTGAAGCACTCGTAAAAAATATATCTTGGTCGTCCACTCTCTTTTGAGTGACGACAGTATTATCTCTGCTAGTATTTCTCTTATTAGTACTGTAAGTATTTATAGTTTGGTTGCCGGACTTCGGCCTTTCCTGTAGTCCGGCCTTTCCTGTAGTCCGGCCTTTTTGATAGTATCTTACCTTGATGTAATTTCCGGTTATCTTTCCTTTGTTGTTTCGGGTAGATACATCTTCAATCAAGCCTATTTGCGATAAGACTTTCTTGTTTTTGCGAACTTTGGCTTCTGATATTTTTAAGGCCTTAGCAGTGTATCTTGTTGTGCAATAAGGTTGATATGTGTTTTGCCAGACAGCAGTGTAGTAATAGAAACAATAGAGTCCAATTACTCCATCTATTCCTGTAATGTCTATTTCTCTTATCTTATCTATCGTAGCTTTTGGTATAGAGATAGGTCGATATTGGATGTTTATATTCATTTTAAATCCTTTATGATAAGAAGGAACTGCTAGGAGATATAAGAGTATTCAAGAAAAACCACCTAGCAGTCCCACAAAAAAGTATTTTGGATTGGGAATATTCTTTCAATTTTAATACTTTCTTATTTTTATTATATAATATTATCATTGATTTACAATATATTTCTAAGAAAATAATTGTAAGAGGAGACTACAAGCAATAATCGGTCGCAGGAATAAATGAATTACCTGCAGTCTCCTTAGCTTCTTGTTCTATTATATTATCGTTTCTTTTTGTCTTATTTCGTTGGAATAATATCATATTTTCCTTTTTCAAATCTTATACAGAAGTCTTTGTGGTTTGTTTTGATGTGATATAAATGCTTATCGATTCGGTCTTTACTTAATTCTATTTTCTTACAGAGTTCTTCCATTGTGTTTTTTTGTGTGAGTAGTATCATATCAAGTCTGCCTATACCTTTTATTCGATGCCCTAATCTAGAATGGGTTAGAATGGTTCTAAATTGCTTGGTCTTGCCTAGATAGAAGAAGTGGTTAGGGTATCGTTTTGCCCAATATGCTCTGAGTATTTCTAAGCACTTCTTCCAGTGGGCATTTCTTGTATCCACCACAGATTTTTTTGTTACTTTTCCTCCTTGAGGAGAGTTACCATATGTGGTACTTCTTTCGTTATCTTTCATTCGCTCGAAGGCAATGTGATGATTTTCTACAACGGGTATGTCGTGGGCGATACATTTGGCTCTAAGGGCAAAGTCGTCTAGAGGATATTCAAACCCGTACTCGGGGTCTGCCACATCCTCATCTTCATAGGGTATGTTTAGGTCGGATTTGATGAATATAGCCCACCCTGTAGCAGACACACGACATCTATTATAGTCCTCATCCTTTTCATATAGACTTTCGAGATGGTGCGTGTATAGATATTGCTTTGGCCCGTAGCAGTGGAAGAAGCAGCAGGAGGCTGGTACCGATTGAGGATTTCGGAGGATATCTTTTATCTTTGGGATGGTGTTTTGGTATAATAGAACGTTGGTTTTTTCGTAGGGAAGTACATCATCGTCCATGAATAGAATAGCCTTATCTTTTTCTCTATATAGAAGTTTAAGGACTTCGTTTATCTTCCTCCATTTATACATGCGTTCTTCTCGGAAGACTGCCTCGAACCCGTGTTGCTTGAATATGTCTTTCATTTTTTGGTCATAGGTACAAGCGTGGGTAACAATATGAAATTCATCTCCGAAGAGTTCTTTTAATCTTATTCGTTGTTTGATGTGCGATTCGAATCTGAATTTTCTTGTGATTCTGTCATTTCCTGGATAGGAAGGTATGACTATGTGAGGTAAATTCATAATATCTCCTTTCGTATTCTTTCTATTTCCCTATTGGTTGCCGAGGCTGCGTCTTTTGCATCTAATTGTATGTTGAAGGTTTTGCCTGGAAAGACAGAAAGTTCGTTGCACAATCTTTTTGCTCTTTCTTGAGCAATTCTTTCGTGGTCAAAACAAACCATTCTTTTTGGATATTTTGTCATTCGGAGTAGTTGTTCTAGGGAGTATCCTATTCCTAGTGTAGCTACTGCACCGGGTCCTATTTTCCAAACATCGAATGGTCCTTCTGTAATGACGATGGTCTTTTGTGCATAGTCCTCTCCATACAGGAGAGATTTGTGAGGTATAGATTCTTCTTTCAAAGAAGCACTTATATATCTTGTGACCATATTACTGTTAGAAATAGAACGTGTGGTCCAACTAACCATCTTCCCGTGGTGGAGAATGGGAATAAAAATCCTCCAAGGTAGCTTGCTTGCTATTCCTATACCAGATATTTGCCATAGGTTTTGTATCTTTTTCCAATTGAATCTTCGACTGCGAAGATAGCGTCTGTGTGGTTTCTGTAGCTTCCCTATTCCTTTTGGTAGTATGAGTTTACCTTTAGGTTTCTCTCTTTTGACTTCTGTATATTCTACATCTTTGAGGATTTTCTTGCACTTGGTAGCAGAATATCCTGTTATTTCCATTAGGGTCTCGATGATAGAGTGGAATCCACACCTCCAACAATGAAAGAAATTGCTTTCTATGGAATAGCCTAAGTGCCATTTGTGAGAATCTTTTCCACAGAAGGGGCAGTCTAGATTTATCCATCCAGGACGACAATGATGATGGCCCTCTGTTTTATATTCTATATTAAGTTCTTGTAGGATGTCTGTGAACTTCATTATTTGTTGTGTAATACCTTAGTAGCTGCTACGGAAAGCAGCACAATACACGTATCAATTGTTATGATTCCTATTACCCTGGTTAAAAAATCTCCATTGGGAGTCATTAGGATGGCTGTCATAGTGGCTATTGCAACGTAAATTATTGTTAAGATGTAGAATAGTTTTCTATTCATATTGTTCTCCTTTCAAATGTTTCCCTGAAAGACGGTTTCTAATTTGTATTTCCTTTAACAAGCTATCGAACACATTGAGCTCATTCACTTTTGTCTTACCATCCAATGTAGCTGCAAGTACCTTTTGTTTCTTCTGTATAACTTTGCACAGTGCTGCTTCTATTGTATCTTTGGCAATAAGGTAATAGATGTTAGCAGTGTTCTTTTGTCCTATTCTATGGATACGGTCCTCAGCTTGAGTGTGGTTCCCGGGTACCCAATCCATTTCTACGAAAGCTAAGGAACTTGCCGCTGTCAATGTTATGCCTACTCCTGCTGCCTTGATATTTCCTATAAATATTCTTATTCGTTTATCCTTTTGAAAACTGCGAACTGCTTTCTTTCTGTCTATTCCTGTTACGCTTCCATCTATTACTACACAAGTCTTTTTATAATTATCGTAAAGAATGTCTATAATTTTCCTGTGAAAACAGAATAAAACTATTTTACCTTCTGTTTCTTCTAAAAAATCATCTATCCAAGATATTACTAATTTCATCTTGAGTTCTGCTGCTAATCTTTTTAGGTATCCCATTTTAACCAATTGTTCTGCTTTGGCTGCACGTTTGGCCTTGGCTGTAGATATTTTGGACAACCATTTGACAAAGTTGTGAACTGCTTCGTCATATTCTTTTCTTTCTATTTCAAGGGGTATGGTGTGTCTAATTTTGTCTGGTAGTTCTTTTAGTACATCCTTTTTCAACCTTCTTATCATCATTGTCGATTTGAGTTTTGTGTGGAGTTCATCTAAATGGCTTGCTCCACTGATGTCCCAACCCCACGGGGTCCATTTGCGATTACAGTACCTGATGGTGAAGGGAAGTTTTGCTTCAAATATATCTGGTCGGAGAAGATGAATTGTGTTGTATAGTTCAGCAGGTCTATTGGTTAGAGGAGTTCCACTGATAGCTATGATATAGGGGATGTCTTTTAGTGTACGAACAGCTTTTGTCCTCTGTGCTTTATGGTTCTTAATGTAATGGCATTCGTCGATTATCAGTATTTTGGGGTTTAATTTTTTGAGGTCATTGACCCAATACTGTAGAATTTCATAGTTGATAATTAGAAAGTCGTAGGTTTTTTTCAACGATAGTGGAGTAGTCCCGTACAGTATTTTGCAGCTTACTCTGAGAACTCTACGGACAAAGGACTTCCACATCCATTTTAGGGAGGCTGGACAGACAATTATTACAGGCCTTCTTTTTGGATGTCTTCTAATCCATAGTAAGGCTTCTATAGTTTTTCCGAGGCCCATTTCATCCGCTAAAAGTGCCCGTCCGTTGAAATGCTCGATTCTACGAACTGCCTCTAGTTGATATTTGTAGGCCTTATTTTTCATTGATTACCTCTGCTATTTCGATAAAGGCTTCTTTAATTCTTCGACCTGTCCAACCTATATCGTGTAGGTATTTTCTTAGAGCAACCTTCATATGGCAAGGGTTCTCTCCATTTTTTACTTTCATATTTTTTAATTCTTCAGTGGGATTCCATATCAATAGAACGATTGTTTTTGCGTCTTCTTGTAGTTCGTCTAGCAACTCTAAAGGGGAGAAGGAAGGATTTCCCTTGTCCTCGATTTCTTTTATGTAGTTTCTATCTTCTTGAGCGGTGGGGTAAGGTACTGTCTTTGGCATCTGCTTGTATAGCGAGTTGGCGTAGTCTAGTAGGTTTGTCCTGATACCCCAACAAAGCCAGGTGGAGAGTTTTGCTTTCGTTCTTTTGTGGTTGTTATAGCCTTCAACGAAGCTGAGATTTGCTTGGGCTTTCCACTCTTCAAAATCTCCTCCATATCTTAAATAGAATTTCCAAGCTATTGTGCTTATTAGGTTTTGCATGTCGTAGTAGGTTTCGGTTAGGGCATCTTTTTGTAATGGTGTTGCATTCATGGTCATACTCCTTTATGGTTTATTGTTTTCCATAGAATTTAGGGCATTAAATATTTTTTCGAGGTTTGCTGCTGTCATCTCCGATTCTCCTCGTAGATACTTGTATATTGTATCCGGGTGGATATCAGATATACGAGATAATCTAGCAGTACTAATTTTCTTTTGCTCCATGAGGCTTTTAATTTGCGTTTTGAAGTCTGTATTTTTCATTTGGTTCCTTTCTAAATTGTTATTGTTTACCTACTAATCGTGATGCAATGGCTCTCGGGTTTCCTCCTACAATCTTAATGAATTGTTTGAGTTCTTCTATAGTGAAGGAGCCTCCTATAGAGGAGACCTCTAATAATTCTGTGTCTATTTTCTTAAATCTCATCCAAAATTGGTTTCCTTGTTTGTAGAGATATTTGAAGGGGGGTTCGTAAGGAGTGGGATTGGATAGTTCTACTCCGAGTTCTTCGCAGAGTTGCTTATGGAATTCTTTTGATTCTTTTATTCTTTGTTCTCCCTTTTGTTCTGCTACTATTGATTCATCTATTTTGGCACGTCCAACTGTGAGAGCCTCTTCAACTCTTTCTATTACCCCTTCTAGATATCTTGACTTTGTTGCTTTGGGATTACTATATTGTCCATTGGGATAATATGTGTTGGTTATAGGCACCCTGAGAACTATAGCACATCTTTTTTCGTTTTCGTAGAGCCATTTGATGTGAACTTTTATTAGGCAGTTTTTATGTTTTTGGGTCAGGGTGATTTCATAGGGTTGAGTTCTACCCGTCTCGAATTTGTCTCTTGCTTCGGTAGCTGTACTTGAGATATTATAGGAGATATAAGAGTGTTCTTCTTTGAACCGGGGTAGTACTTGGAGAGCCTTTGCAACCATTACCAAGGGTAGTTCCTCCCAGTTTTTGGGAAGGGTAGGTTGAACTAATTTTGTTCTTTTCTTTCTTGTTTTCAAATCTTTTGTAGACATGGTATTGTTCCTTTCGTTTTAGTTCGAGAATTGTACTGTTGCTCCGAATGGGGCTTTTTTATCCTTTGTTGTGGTAAGCCACATGGTAGGGTAGTTTGGTTCTTGTTTTGGAAATCTGCCGTGCATGTCTGTGAAGTATATTAGGCAGGAGGGTGTGAGGTTTTGTTTTTCGATATGGTCAAACACAGGACGGAAGTCTGTCCCTCCACCACCTACAGGTTTTAGTTTCATTGGAAAGTCTGCTCGGGTGAATGTTTCTTCTTTTTGTATTCTATTGTTACAGTATATGATTTTGATTGTGGTATCGTAAGCACTAAGGACATTGGACGCCTCTGCAGCGAATGTAGATAAAGCCTTTTTGTCTATACTCCCACTGGTATCTATTGCTATGATTGTTTCTGGAAGTTCTTCACTGATGAGGCTTGGTAGTACGATACCTTGTCCTATGTATCTCCTTGATGGTCTCATCCAGTTGTAGTCGTTGCGGGCAGTTTTTTCTACAAAATCTCTCAATAAGATATACCAAGGTATTGTGGGGTTGAGAATTTCTTGTATTTGTCTTTTGATATTTGCTGGTAGTGTTCCTTTTGCCAATTGGGCAGCTTGTACGGTTGCTGCTTGCCATTCTGCTTTTAATTCTTTTTCTTCTTGTTTGTTCTTTGTGGGTAGGATTATACCGCACATACCTGGGTCTGTTTTGCAGTCTTCTTTTTTATTATCTTGTTGCTTACTCTGTTGTTTGTTCTTGTCTTGTTGCTTGGTCTTGTCTTCCTTCTTATTGGTTTGTGATGCTATTTGAGCATAGATTCCTTCAGAGGAGAATGCATCATATCTTGAGTCTATCAAAGCACCTTCCGGCAGGCAAAAACCGGTGCTTATCAAGTTTTGGTTAATAGCATAGTCGCTTGCTATGTTCCATATCATAGGGTCTCTTGTGCCTTGTCTCCAGGAATGTCCTAAGGATAGATGCATTACTTCGTGGGCCAATACACCTATCATCTCTCTTGTTGATAGGGAATCTATATATTTAGAATTATAGTAGATTCCTTTTCCGTCTGTTGCTAATGTTGGAAACGAATTGTCTTCTACTAATGACAATCGCAGTGATAAGACACCGAAGAAAGGATGGTCAAGAACAAGAGCAGAACGGGCCTTTAAGATTTTATCTAAGGTCGACATTGTCGCACTCTCCTTTCTATAGTAAGACGTCTTGATGTTTTGTTGCCCAGTCTATAAATCCTTTTGTGTTTTGGATTCCGGGTTCTTTGCGTATCATATCACGTACCAACAGAACATTGAAGTCTATAGGTAATCGGTTACTGTATTTTAGGATTCGATTTGCGTTGTCTTCTGTAGCCTTTTCGACTAAGGCAGCTACTATTGCATAGACTGCTGCTGGTTCTGTAGGAACAATTCCACTTTCTGGGTCTAATAAGATGGCTGCTATGTTGGGTAGGCTCTTATAGATTTTTAGGAATCCCAACAGTTCCACCGCACAACCTTCTCCAACCGCCCCTGATAGTACTTCCATCTTATCCAGACCTGCATTTAGTAATGCTCCACAATAAGCAATAGTTCGAGGGCATGGGTGATTGACAATATCTGCTGTTGCTTCTTCTGTGCTGAGTAGAGCAGGGCGAAAGTGAATAAAGCCTATTAGCTCTGCTGGCATTTTATTGTATAGTGCCCATTCAATCCAATCGTCTGCGTTTGCTTCCAATTCTAATATGGTAGCAAATCTACTCTTGACTGGTTCTAGAATACCTGTTACACCTGCTCTATCTTGTCGTCTGTTTGTGGCTGCTATAAACACAACCTTATCGTTTATCTTGTGACCATTGACTCTTCGTGCCAGTATCAATTGCATGGCAGCAGCCTGAACTACTGCAGGAGCTTGGCCCAAATCATCCAGAAAACAGATGGTAGGTTTTTTGGCCTCGATTAGCTGCCTTAAATCTCCGAAGGGTAAGAACTCAGCCTTGCCGTCTACTATTCCAGGTAAGCCTTTGAAGTCTGTAGGGTCTGAGACGACAGGGTGGCTTATGGTTATGTCCATCTCTAGCTTTTTTGCTACTTGGTTAACGATATCACTTTTGCCTATACCGGGTGCTCCTTTAATTAGAACCGGCAGGCCCGCTTGTACTGCCTTTAACAGTACTTCTTTTAATTCTTTTGGGGACATGGTGTTGTCTCCTTTCTGTTTGGGTTTGGGTTTGGGTCATACGTTCAAGTAATCATTCATCTTTTTCAGTACATCTTTTGCTGATGTGTGAGCTGTTTTTCGTTCTGTTTCGTTTTCTCGCAACTCGTTGGGCTTTAGATTTGCGAGTTTTTTGGATACTTCTTTTCTGAAGTCTTCCAGTTTGGAGTCTTCTGTTAGATTGAGTTTTGGTATGAGCTCACAAAATTCGTTAAGGTTCCCTATAAGCGAGTCTCTGAAAACCTTCTTGGGTTCTCCTAATGTTTTTTCTATCTTTTCAACGAGTTCAGCAAGTCGTTGCCATATACCTGTCATTGCTTTTTCTACTGTGCTATCTATGGACGACTGCATTTGGCTGCGAATGTTTTGTACATCGTCGTTGGATAAGTCTACTCGGAAGTCTGCAGTATTTGGTAGAGGATATATTTCTTGGTGAACACCAAACTTGCTCTTGATTTCGGTAGCCGTCGGAAGAGCCTTGTCTTTTAGTAAGTCGCCCAGTCTTTTGTGAGCACTGGATAATATGTTTGGATATTCTCTTAGGAATTCATCTACCGCTTCGTCGAACTCTGCTTTTGCTTCCCTCATTGCCTTGCTGTATTTGATGAACATTGCTGTAGGAAGGATTCTGTCTCCTCCGTCTCTCCAAGGTAGTGTGAGGTTATTATGAACAGATTTACATCTACCGTATGCAGTGTTGATGTTTCGCATGGAGCTTCTTGGAATAAGATAGGTCCACCAAGTTCCTCCGTCTTTGTCCGCGTTCTTATTTGTGGTTACTTCGTTTGATACTTTGTTATCTTTTATTCTTCCTGTCCACATTGAGAAGGACAAATGAGTTATCATAGCCTTCTCACTTAATTTTTTTGTTTCGTTTGGCATGTTATTGTCCTTTCTTCCATTACGGGTTATAATTATACGTTTGTTTAGCTTGTTCTCTGGCCTCTTTAAGAGTAACACCTGATGTGCCTACATACTGCACTCCGTCTTTCCACCAAGCATATGCCCCTAAGCCAGCTAAATAACCTCGATGATATGCTATACGTACTAATTCGTCTAACTGTTTTTGTGTTCTACCTTGTTGACAACTTACTATTTTTATTGGATGGGTACACATAATATTAGTTCCTTTCTTTTGATTTGTCATACGACCAATTTACCGTCGTGCCCAATTGTTTTCCTGTTCCAGCTGATTTGGATTTTCTAGCATAAAATCCTCGGCTTTTGAACTTGTCAGAAAACAATCCCTACGCGAATAAATTAGAAGTGGCTACAAGTTTTCAACCTTGCTTCTCCATTAGCCCTACCGACACCTGGACTCGATTTTAGGACATTGCCTATGACTGCCCTACATATTATTCAATTGTCAATGAGCACTTTACTATATATCCTACGTTTCTTATAATACGTGAGAATTAAGAGATTGTCAATAGAAAAATTAGAAATTTTTTGAAATTTTTTGATTTTTTTAGGAAAACCGCGTTCTTCGCATAGAATCAAGCATTTTTTGTGAAAAAAAAGTGGAAAAATTTGTATATTTTTCGTAATTTTCGGTGGATTTTGGTGGTTTTTGGCCCCGTCCTAGGGAATCCTAGGGATTTGAGCTTGTTTGAGGAGGATGTAGATGTTATCATGAAACGTGGAGAAATCATATAATTTTGTTTTTATTTCAATTTATTGCTGCGAATGACGATAATAAGACATAGGAAGGATAATAGAAGAGAACTTATTACGAAATTATAAGGATAAGAGAATTATTCAAATCGCTATAAATAACCATCGGTGGCGTAGCAGCGTCAGGTTGATAGCTCAGGTAGATTATAGTCAAGCGTTGCATGAACTGCTAATGATGCGACCGCCTAGGAGTTTTTCGGTAGGAGCCGGGTGGGGAATCCGGCCCGATGGTTCTATATGAAAGGACAGAACGATGTTTTTTATCCGTGTTCTACCGTGTCCAGCGTTTTTTAGAAAGGAAGGTTGTAGTGATAGAAACGTGTGAAATTTGTGGGAAGAGGTATATATTAGAACCTAGCAAACCTTCTCTTCCAGATTACTATGAGAAGGTTCCTTTCTTTTGTAAAGGATGTGGGAACATACGATTTGATATGCGTGCTATTCAGGGTAAGGTTATACTCTATCCGTTTCCTCCGGAGAAGACATATGAAGGAACTTCTATAGAAGTTCCTATTCAGTATCAGGAGTTTTACAAAGCATGGAAGGGGTTTGTTCTTTCAGTGGGCTCTGGATATTATGAGCAGAGTGGGCAGTTTATTCCTACGACATTAGAAGAGGGTTCGCTCGTTCTATTCAATCGAGATGTGCCTTGGTATGGTACTCGTAAGGGATTGGATGGTAAAGAGCATCCTATTGTTCTTTGTGGTGAGAGAGACGTGTGGATAGTACTTTCAGATAATGTGGTTTAGGGGTGTCTTAATTATTTCTAGGAAAGTAAATAAAGAAATTGTTCAAAAGGAATTGGAAAGGATACTAAAAAAGTTCGGTCCTCGAAGGGGTTTGCAGTATCTTGTAGGGATTATACCTTTCTTGCCTATGGAAGAAAGGGAGGCCTATAACGGTCAAATCCACGACTTGGAAGAGAAGGTAAAGGAGAGGAATAGTCGATTGATAGAGTATTGACTTTCCAGGTATTATCTATTATAATATATATAAATGGCAAACATACAGAAATATGTCTTGGAAGAGAAGATTAGATTGTTGCATGCTAAGCATCGAGGTAATATCTTAGCAATGTCGGAGGAGTCTAATCTTTCTATTGAGTATGTAAGGAAGATTGCGAATAAAATTAAGAAGAAGTGTTCACGGGATGTTTCATATCTTATTTCACAGACCTTAATGGAGCATATCTTGGAGGGTCATAGGCAACGGGTTTCCCATTTAGAAGATTCTTTGAGAAATGTAGACTCATTGTCACCAAAGGGCATTGGATTGAAATTGGCTGTTATAGAGTCCTTGCGATTGGAAGATGTTGCACTTGTTTCTTTTGCGGAGAAGATGGGTTATACGAATAAGGAACAGGTTCCTAATCAGAAAATAGAGCAGAATATTATTTATTTTCCTAATGTAGGTAAGAGGGATGTTGCTATAGCAGACGAAATAGCTAATCTTCCTCCTAGGGAAAGAGAGAGAATAAGGAAGGAATTGGAGAGGAAGATTGGGAATATAGAGTTGGTAGGAGCAGTGGAAAAATAAATATGGGTAGGTATCGTAATATAGATAGGGTGGAGACATATTTAGAATATATGTACAAATTGGATTATAAAGAGCGTCCTGTAAGCATACGACGATTTATATGTGAGGATAGATTTTTGGGTAAGTCGACTGCTGGAGGGAAGGCAGTTTATGATGTTTGGAAGAGAGAGTTAGATAATATTTTTTCTGAGGACAAATGGTATCTTGTGGTATTGACAGGAGCTATCGGGATAGGCAAGACATTTGCAGATATGGTAGGTATTGCCTATGTCATGTATAGGATTTTATGTCTAAAAGAACCTTGGAGTTTCTTTGGTTTAGCGTCCGGAAGTAAGATGAGCATAGCATTTTTTAATCTGACTAAGACGTTGAGTGCTTCTAAGGGTTATAATCTTTTGCAGTCGTTGATAACAAATTCTTCTTGGTTTGTAGAGCGGGGAAACCTACGAGGGATAAAGGAGCCTTATTTAGATTTTCCGTTATTTAGATATGTATTAGCTTCTCCGTATGCTTCTGGATTTGGTACGGTGGGAGAAGATGTTATTGTAGCCTCAATGGACGAGGTAGACTCTTCTATGGTTTCGGAGAAGGTTAAGATGAAGATATTAAAGGCCTATGAATCTACTGTTCGTAGGTTTATATCTAGGTTTGTTGTGGACGACGAATCATTAGGCAAGTTTTTTCTGGTGTCTTCTAAGCAGGATACCATGTCTTTTATTGATACCTTTGTGGAAGAGCATAAGAACTCTGGTAGGATGTATGTGGTAGATATCCCTATTTGGGAGGCCAAACCGAATGCTAATTATTGTGGAGATAAGTTTAAGGTGTCTGTAGGAGATGTATATCACCCACCTCAAATATTGCATACTCAAGCAGATACAGACTTAGTTATATCTAGTGGTTATGAGATTATAGAAGTTCCAGTAGAATATAGAGAAGACTTTGATATGGATATTGTAGGGGCTCTACGAGACATAGCAGGCAGGTCGGTAGAGGGTATCAGTAAGTCTAAGCTGTTTCCTTCGGAGAATATAATTAGTGATTGTTATGATCCAGATAAGGAGAATCCTGTTTCTATGTCTACGATAGAAATAGGATTGAAAGATGATATAGACCTTATGAACTTTTTAGATATGAGTAAGATTACTCTTCCTTTGAATGTTCCTAGAGTAATTCATATAGATATAGCCTACGCAGGGGATGGAGATGCTTTGGGTCTAGGAATGTCGGGAATCTGTGGATGGACGAATGTAGATGTAGAAAAAGAAGAAGGTGTTATAGCAACGCAAAAGGTTCCAGTTGTAGAAACAGATTTTGCTATGCGAATAAAGGCTAGGTCAGGAGACCAAATTCCTTTACACAAAGTAAGGCAGTTCATTTTTTCGTTGCGACGTAAGGGCTTCAATATATTAAAGGTTACATCGGATTTGAGGCTAGCATCTGCCGATACGACACAGTTGTTGGAGCGTGCGGGAATAGATACTGGTTACTTGAGTCTAGATAAGAGTGTGCAGAATTATCTAGATTTTAGGAACTTGGTGTTTGAGGGGCGTTGGGTATTTTTCCACTACGGGTACGCTCATTTTGAATTGAAGAACTTGCTGTACGATAGAGTAAAGCAGAAAGTAGACCATCCTGATAAGGTAAAAGATATAGTGCTTCTAGACGACAGCGGTATCAAAGAAGTCGTTTTGAAGGGGAGTAAAGATTTGTCAGACGGTATTGTGGGTTCTGTCATAGGCATCATAAATGAGAGTGAAATACCTGTTGAGGTAGGAGCTATGAGGCAACTTGCTAAGAAGGTGTTGAGCCCCTCGAAGGAAAAGAAGAAAGAATATTGGTGGGTAGATATAGAGGAATCTCAAGGTAAAGAAGCGGTTAGTTCTGCCCCATCTAATATGACAAAACAGGAGACCAAGACGTTTTTGAGTATATTGAAGAAGGTCGGTAAAGGGAGAGATTTGTGAGTATTTTAGGAATATGTCGTGAGAAACGAGCGGTTAGTCATACTGAAGGATTTATTTTTGGAGTATCAAAAGAATCCTTGTTTAAGTACGTTTGAGAGTATTTTGAAACGTGTAGACAATTTTATTCTATATGTGGTGAAGAACCTAAAGCGGTCTCGATATTACTTGAACACGGTTGGTACGGGAGAGTTGTATCAAGTAGGAGTGATAGGAATTTACGATGCTATCAATAGTTTTAAGCCCGAATATAATTGTTCTATGATTCCTGCTAGAATGAAGATTTGCATACGAAAAGCTATAACAAAATCTTATTGTTGCTATAAGAAGGAAATGGTTGTAGTAGAGCCTCGCGATTCAGAATATAATGACATCTTGGGTCTATATTTTGACTCTTCTGAAGATGGGGTTTGTGAAAGGGATGAAGTAGATTTGGTAGTTAGACATATAGGTAGGTTATTGGCTGTAGATATTCTTTCTGAGGAAGATATGTTTCTAATTAGAGAAAGGATATTGCTAGGAAAGCCTCTGCATGTTCTGGCTGAAGTCTTAGGAGTTCGGGGTCAAACAATACTCAATAGAACTAAGAAATTGAAGAATCGAATTTTATCTTCTATATCTGCAGAACAGTTTGATATGGAGTTTAGAAAGATTAGAAGGCGGTGAGAATAAATAATAATAGTATCTAAATTATAGGAGGAAAAGACGATAATAAGAATATAGAAGGTACTGTAAAGATATAGGTGAAGGACTCATGAAGGTTAGAGTAGGTGATAAGATATACGATGGTGAGAAGGAACCTGTTATGGTGCTCTTGACGACGCAGGATAAGTGTAATATATCGAACATGTCTAAGGATGACCATAGGTATTGTCAGTATCCAGAGGACTGGACAAGGGAAAACATATGGTGTTGGTTGGCTCAAGAGCAAGAGATAATGTCTCAATAAACGACGAACTGTGAAGCAAAAGGGACAGAATGATGGTTACTAATGAAGAATTTGAAAGAATGAAAGAAGAGCGGGACGAACTCAAGAACCAGCTTGACATCGAGCGGATAGGCCACCGTGACCAAATAAGAAAGTTAGAGGCCGAACTCGCCGCCGAAAGTATTAGCACCCACAATTCTGCCGTTGAAATAGATGAACTTAAAGACATATTAGAGAGCTTGGTTGATATTCAAAACGGCCCGCCACTAATAAGAGCCACAGACAAATGGAATGAAATAATGACCAAAGCATATAAATTGTTAGGTAGGTAATTTTTAGCCAAAATGGCAGAAACGGAGCGTGAGTTATGAGCCTTAATAGTTGTGAACACGATGAAGGCATAATGGTGTTTGATAGTATCAAGTGTCCTTATTGTGAGTTGCAGACCGAAAAAGAAGATTTAGAAAATAATCTTAGCGGGTTGCAGGCCGAGATTGATAGAGTTGAATCTAATTAGCCCAGACGGGCAGGACGGAGTTGTTATGAAAAAGAGAATGGTATTGTTGGTAGTGGTATTGGCACTTGTTGTGTCAATGGTAGGTTGTCGAGGGGTTGTCTTAAATGCAAAGTATTCTGATCTACTTGACAGAACGGCAGCGGTGTCGGCGGAAATGGCAAACAGGGCTAATGAAGACAAGCTGTCGGCGGATGACATGAAATCGGCTTTGACTTTGCAGGCAAAGACGTGGCAGTTGTTTCAGGACGCACGGGACGGTAAAGGGGGTGATGAATAATGCCGAAAAAAATAATGACAATTGAAGAGCTGACGGCGAAGTTGCCAGAGGAATTTCATCCAGTAGCGGCAAAGTATGGGCCTGTGTTGCTTGATATGGCAGTAGATGAACTGTGGAATTGGTTAGAGTTGATGGTTATGGGAAAAATTGTGGTAGCATATCAAGTATTAATAAGTCGAATGCCTAATAGCGATTTGCTTGCGGAGCTTGACAAGTTAAATGTGGACTGGGAAAAAGAGAACAAGGCCAATGCACAGAGACTTGATTTGCAACGGAATGCGTTATTTGCAATTCTTCGTGTGGTGTTACAGATGGTTTTAGCCCTGGTGGGTCTTTAATGCCTGGGTGGCCTGGAAACTTATTTTAAGGATGTATTTTGTGGATAAAAAAGAAGTGATTAAATTGCTGGCCGGAACAGTTGCCAGAGGCTTGATGTGGGGAATAGCAACCTTGTCAGCTTATCTTGGAACCGAGACATTAGATGAAGATACGACCGGCAAGCTGGCTTATTTTCTAACAAGTGTGGCTGTTGCGATTATTGCAACAATCTGGTCGAAAAAGAAAGACACAAAGCTGGCGGCAGCAGAACCGAAAAACGAGACCAATGACAAGCTCTGAGAGAGCGAGAGAATAACCATCGGCGGCGTGGCAGCGTCGGGCGTAAGAGCGATTAGTTCAGAACTATGTAACTGCTTGAAAGAGATGTGTAATATACTGTCTAATTTATTACTGGGTGCCGGGTGGGGAATCCGGCCCGATGGTTTATATGAAAGGAAAAAAGATAGATATGTGTATTCAAATAGCTTGCGAAAACAATGGTCATTTCTGTGACGCAATGAGGAACATGCTTATAGCTTCCGAGATAGCCATGGAACCTTTTACTGTGTATCGGCCAAAGTTGTATCCTGATGGAAACCAGTGGTGTGTCTTATTGGGAGACAATTTACAGTCCGGCCTTTGTGGTTTCGGAGATACCCCACGATTAGCTGTTGAAGACTTCAATAGAAATTTTAATCTTCAAACGCTTAAATAATCATTGACGTTTCATCGCGTCCCGGTTATTTGAAAGGATAAAGATGAGTTTATATAATATAATAAATGGGATAAATCAAGCGACATTTTGGCTGTTACCAATGTTAGGAAAGCACTCTGATGAATACCCCCGTTTTCGCGACTGTTTTGCTGGAAAAGCCACAAATAACGAAAAGGAATTTGACCAATTTGGCATTCCTAAAAAGAAATTCAATCCACGAGACAAGTTTATTACAATCTACACGAGAACAGGAGGTGCAAACAGAGAGGATTATGTAGAAGATAATAAAAAATTAACAGAAATGCCGGAATACGTTATTGATTATGATGACGATTTTGATACCACATTTGCCTATTGGGTATTCAAAGTTCCACCAGAGTTTGAAAATGATTATGATATTTTAACAAACCCAGAAAACCCAAAAACTATTAAGGATACAAGTGAAGCATACAAACGAAAAGTTTTGGGCGTTTATCCTAAACTTATGGACAAACTAAAGGAACATCTTTATTGACCGATGGCAGGCGTCCCTAAAAGGGCCTGGCTTGCCGTCGATATTTTTGAAAGGAAAAAGAAATGAAAATCTTATCAATAATCGGTTCACTTATCACCGGAGTGGTCTTGATCCTCCAGTGGTATTTTTCAGACGATAGAACAAAAATGAGGAAGTATAAAGGCAATGAAAAAGAAAAAGAAATCTTCAAACAACGGTTTGTTTGTGCGTATGAGTATGCGCTGGACGGCGATAAGGAGGGGCGGGATCATTATCTTAGGCTTGCTCGTGATGATTTTAGGAGTAAGCTGCGAAAGGCCCGTGCGTTACGTTGACAAGAACACAGAGTGGCATATTCCTCAAGACCCGATACAGGGAATAATGGGAATCCCAAATTAGCCTTAATGGCCAACAAATCCATCTGGGCTTATTTAACTCCGAGATCGAATCCGCAAGGGTTTATGACGCTAAATCGTTAGAGCTTTTTGGTGAGTACGCAAACATTAATTTCTAAACAGGAGTTATTATGGATGTTAAAGCGATAATAAGAGAGTACCTTGAGGACAATGGGTTCGATGGGTTGTGCGGTGATCAGTGTGGCTGCAAGATTGACGACTTGGCTCCTTGTGACGGATGCCACAGCATATCTGAATGTGTGCCGGGTTATCTTGTCACCGAAACACGAAACGGGAAGTATTGGGGTTGGCATATAAGCTCTAAAAAACCTGAATAGAAAACGAACGATGGACGCTAACGGCGATATTTGCATAAATATAAACCGTATAACGATCCGGGATTAGATATCGGAGATGCTATCGGATTGGGCAGGTGGTGGCTGGATGAGGTTTAGAGTGATCGATGAGATAGGGACCGAGGGGCTACTAATCCCGTTATTGTGAAAGGACAGAATGATGAGAAACTACAGAGGCAAGCGAATAGATGACGGGGAATGGGTATATGGTGATAAATTAGAAGTTGAGGAAAGTGTATATATTATTCCTGATAATGCCTATATATCATGCGACGAATATGGCAACGACAAGCTGGTTGGTTTTATCGAAGTCGTCCCCGAAACCGTCGGACGGTCACCTGGCCGTAAAGACAAAGACGGTGTTGATATATACGGAGGGGATATTATGGAATATGTCGGCAAGGCCTGCCCGGAGTGTGGCCAGAAATATAAATATCCGGGCCATAAATTATATGAAATCAAAGACAAAGGAACAGAGTTTGTCTGTGAAAATGATTCTAATTTTATGGTGCCTTCAGTTTGGTCAACCGACATGAAAGTTGTCGGCAGTATCACAGACAACCCCGAACTGATGGACGAAAGGGCAAAAGAATGAGTATGACTAAGACATCTAAATTGTTGCTGTATTTGAGGAAGGAACCTTCTCATTTAACAGACATTGCCATGTACTTATATGGAATAGATTATAGGAAGAGTAGATTGAACGCTGAAAGTATTATTACGAATTCTATTAGATTGGGTTGGGATATTCGTAAGCAGGGTCAGAGATATTTTCTAGGGGAAGAGCATTATAAATTGATTTATCGAGATAAAGCTCGTGCTATTATTCGTTGGGATAGAAATTGTAAGATGACTCCTGAGAATGTATCTAAGGAGATATCTCGAATTGCTGCAGTAAATAAGGGGAGGCTGCAGGTAATTCACTTCCCCCCAATTTGTAATCCTATTTGGTAAGGAGATATAAAAATGTCGATATTGTTGACAGTACTAATGACGATTGCAATAGGTGCTATATTATTGATGGCAATTAGTTCTAAAGCGTCTATTGGTAGTAAGAGTTGGGAATGGTTTGAAAGTGCAGGAGACTCTTTCATATTTGTAATGGTTGTAGCAGCAGTGGTATTGATAGGAATTGTCGTGATAGTTGCTATCGGGTCTCAATAGATATAGGAAGATGAGAAAGATTAGATAATATTCGTGGTAGCTGGGCTTGGTTTATTCACTTCTTTTTCTTCGTGTCCCAAGCCCAGCATTTTTTTTAGAATAACTAAATTCTGATTTGGATATAAAATTATAGAGATTTAACTTGATTTTCCTACATAAGACTGTAATATTAAATATAGAATAGTCCTTATGTGGAGAGTTATTGTGAATATAAATCCTTTAAAGATGTTGAAGAAGGCTTTTACGACTCCTTCTTCTGTTCCAGCAGCCACAGTAGTAGACCTATCTAAAACAAATCTTTCAGACGAAGATAAGCAGATGTTGCGTCGTATAGGCTTCACAGCTAAAGAGCTAAAGAAGCAAATACAAGATTCATCTCAGATTAGCTTTGAAAGACAGGCTATTTATAAGGATATAGATAGAGCATTATCACATTGGATGATGGGGGGAGCAGTCGAATTGTTTGCAGACGTGGCTACTACCTACAGTTCCTTGCACGATGCGACTGTATGGGTATCGGGTAGTAAGAAATATGAGTTAGAACTAAATAAGCTATTAAATAGAATAGGAATAGAGGAAAAGATATTCGATTGGGCCTGGACAACAGGAGCATATGGAGATTTGATTGTTAAGGTAGAATCGGAACCAGGTTTAGGAATCATAAGTATAGAAGATGGTGATCATCCTATATTAATCAGTCGGGTAGATTACAGGGGGGCTTTGATAGGGTTTTTTAGAACTCCTTTAGGATATGCAGCAGAAGAACGAGAACTTTTACCTCCATGGGAGTATATTCATTTTAGACTGCTAGGAGCAAAACGAAAGCGACCTTTGTATAGTGATCCTATGAGTTCAGAGTTTAGAGATATAAGACTTCTATCTCCAGATCCTCGAAGAGTAAATTCTAATTATGGAACCAGTCTGTTATTGAATGGGTTAGGTGCTTGGAAGAGATTAAGAATGGCCGAAGATTCTTTATTGCTGGCCAGATTGACAAGAGGAGTATTGAGATATATATATAAGGTAAAAGTTGATTCGAGAAATATGGAAGCAGTAAACGAGATAATAGACGAAGTGTCTGCTACTCTTAAACAGGCTAGAGCATTAAATACAGATTCGAGCGATCCTAACTTCGACAGTAAATTCAATCCAGTATCTGCTACAGAGGATATTATTTTACCTGTATGGGGAGACGTCAATGATGTGGCTGTAGAAAAGGTAGGAGGAGAAGTAGATATAAGATGGATTGTAGATATAGAAGAATTGCGAAATCAACTGTCCTCTGCTATAAGGACTCCTCTATCATTATTGGGTGGCTTTGTTGAGGGAGCGTCGGGTGCGTTAGGAAGTGAAGCAATTTCTCAGTTGGACATTAGATTCTCACGAAGTGCTCGACGCCTTCAACGTGCTATTAAAGAAGGCATCAAACGTCTCTGTCAGATACACCTAGCCTATATAGGATTAGACCCCAACCCCGAACTGTTCGATATTCACATGTCAGAAACGTCCTCGGCAGAAGAAGAAGAATTGAAAGCAGCTTTGGATACCGGCACAGATGTGGTAGCGAAGTTTATGGATATGATAGACGGTCTAGATACACCTGTGGATAAGGTGGGAATATTAGGTGTTTTGAGCGATAAGATATTGAAGTTGGGAGATATAGATTTGCTTTCTTATATAGGATCTAATAGTGGAGGGTCATTGAAGGATAGCATAAAGGAGTCATTGAAAGAGGTTAAGAGAAAAAAAGTTATAACCAATATAGACTTGAATGCTTGGACCATAAGGAATATAAAAGAGTGGAAAGACAGATATGGTGAGTGTAAGATAAGCATAAAGGAACAGAAAGAGTTGTGATAACAGAACTCTACAATCAGATAAAAGAGGAATAACGATGTGTTGTGGTGGAAGCAGACGTAAGACTATCAAGAGAAGACTTCTAAGAATTATAGAAGGATTTGGTAGATTAGCTATAGATAGTATCTTTGGATCTGTCTTGGGAGATGTAGTGTCAAGACGATTAGTCGCTTGTTCTTTATGTGATTACCATACCTTCTTAAGTATATTGCAGTGGGGGAGAGGGGCTATAACAGAAGGAGATTTACCTATAAACCATACATACAGACCAGGCGATACATTGTGGTGTGCTGTTTGCAAGTGCTGTATAGAAGCAAAGATAAGAGTAAGAGGAGAAGAGTGTCTTAAAGATAGATGGGATATATGATAGTTGAACTCTACAATAAAATAAGAGAACAAGACAGATTCAGTGATG